AGAGGGAGAAAAGAGAGTAAAGCCCAGATTAGCTAAATTTCCTTATACTCTCAATATGCTTACAGATGCTATAAAATTGGCGAAAAAAAATGCAGCAGTGGAATACTTTATACATAAAAATATAAATTATTCAAATGTTTTAGGTGGATGGAGTCAGGAAGATATAGTAAAAATTGCTGATATAGTCATAGTCAATTACAGGAAAAGTATACTAGATTGCTGGATAAGCAATGTAAGAGCTAGAGAAAGTCAAATATGGGTAACTGATACATACAATAAAAAATACGACAAAAGAGTATTCTTTGACTCAGATAGATTTGTTAAATTCGCAAAGAGATACACAACCGAATACGAAGCGATAAAAAGGGCTATCAAAAAACACAACAAACCCCATATAGTCATAGAGTATGAATCTTTCTGCAAAGAGCCTAATAGCATTGATTATCTGCGCAATAAATTAAAGTATGTAGGAGTAGAAGATATTAATCTCGTTGCGCCTGAAATGATAAAACAAGCTTTTCCTAGAAATCATTATGAAAATAATTTCACTAAACCTGAAACATTCATCAAGTCGTACCCTAGAATAAAAAAATATACAAGATATGAATTTGAGAGAAACTAAAGATGCAATATAGATTATCTTTATCAAGCAAAGGAAAATTCGTTTATTACCACAATGCTAAGTGTGGCTCTAGGAGTATTATACATTTTCTAAAAGAGCAAACCGAACTCTCTCAAGAAGGAACTTCTGAAAATCACCAACCTGTATTTTACAAACAAGATTGGAATGATTACTTTCAATTTTCATTTGTCAGAAACCCATACGGAAGATTGTTGTCACTGTTCCTAGACAAAACCAAAAAAGTTATAGGTACTAAGTGGGAATTAGAAAGATATGCAATCTACAAAAATAATAATTTTAAAGATTTCGTAATGAACCTCTCTATACAGCCTTGGCAAGAACATGACAGTCATCTAAAATTGCAGTCAGATGTCATAAATTTAGAGCGAGCAGTATTTATTGGAAGATTGGAAAATATGAAGACTCACTTTACGTATGTGGCTCGGATTTTGGGATTGAAAGATAGATTAAAAAATAAACCTTGGATACTTCCACACTTTAATACTACAGAACACTCTGGCTATAGAGAATATTACAATAAGGAAATGATACACAAGGTTTATTCTATATACAAAGAAGACTTTGAAAGATTTAAATACAAATTTTAGAAAATATAGATGGCATTACCAGCAATTATAATTTCAACGCTATGTTATATGTGGACATGTACCTGTTGTATTATAGGGCGCGATTACCCACATGCCGTAATGTGGTTTGCTTACGCTTTGGCTAATTTAGGATTATTGTGGTATGAATTTAACAAAATGGGATGAGAGATTCGTTGAGCTAGCCAAACTAGTCGGATCGTGGTCGAAAGACCCGTCAACTCAAGTGGGTGCTGTTGTAGTAGATGCAAATAATAGAATTATATCAATTGGTTTTAATGGATTTCCCAAGGGCGTAGATGACAATGCAGATAAATTGCTTGACAGAGACGTAAAGTATAATACAATTGTACACGCAGAAGCAAACGCTCTTATGTTTGCGAATAAGTCAGTAGAAGGCTGCACATTATACACTTGGCCTTTTCAGCCATGTTCAAGATGCGCTGGTCTGATTATACAGGCTGGAATCAAGAGGGTCGTTTCGGTAAAAAATTCAGGTGACAGATGGGAAAAAAATTTTAAATTAGCTAGGCAATTATTTAACGAATCAGGTATAATATTAGAGTGGATAAATGACTGAAAGAGAAAAAGCAATACAACTGTTAGTCTCCGATTGTTTGGTGGCGCATCAAGAAATCATAATTGTCAAGTTAATAGCAGAACTTGAAAAAGATTATGAAGATCTTGCGAAGCTTGCCACTATGGGAGAATACAACACCAACTGGACTCATCCAGAAGTATTAGATTACATAACCTACGAAACTTAAGGTATACAAATGATGACAACTCAAGAAATGGCTACAGCACATCTTTCTAGCGTTAAAAAAACAATTGAAGATATGCACAAGCAAAAAGAAGCCATTGACAATGAAATAGGTAGGCTGCAAGCTTATCTTGAAGAAGGTTTGAAAGTTTTAACAGAAGCAAAAGAATAGTTCAGGAGGATTGAATGAACGTAAATGATTTTCTACATCGTTTGGAAAGTATTTCTACAGCGTATAGTTGGGATATTGACCGCAACAAGGTAGTGGCTACAATTAAAAGTGGTCCAAATAGAGGTAACACTTTGAACCCAGTTACTGCGCTGGCGCATAAGAGTGGTTTTGGTTTTTTTAACAATAATCGAGAAGACACTGTTTATGCAGCTAGTCTTTTGGGTTTGCCAAGGAAATACGCTAGAAGTATCTATAGCGCAACAATTGGTAGTAACAACAGAGGCAATTCGCAAGTAATCCGTGGAAAAATTCGTTCAGCATTGGAGTTATAAATGAATATTAATACTTGGTTAGGCTGTGGTAGATTAACTAAAGACGCAGACTTTTCTATAACGCAGAAGGGTACGTCTATGGCAAAGTTTCGCATGGCTGTTAATGACAGGCGAAACGATGATACTCTGTATCTTAACGTATTGTGTTTTGGCAAAATGGCTGAAGCACTAAAAGAACATCTTACAAGAGGTAGGCTTGTGGGTGTGCAGGGGAAAATTAAGGTAGACGACTACCAAGATAAGGAAGGAAATCCTAGAAATTCTGTTTGCGTCATGGCAGATGAAATTTCTTTGGGACCGACTGCATCTAATGCAGAAAAAACTAGCACCTAACATTTTGCTAGTATCCCCGACTGAAGATAGCCCGATATAGTTTTTACTTGTCGGGCTATTTTTTTAAAGTTTAGCTTGACAAGTGACGATACTAACAGTATAATAAAAACGTAACCCCATAGGAGATTAACATGGTAGACGTTTTATCTAATATTATATTATTATTTCTAATAAGTTTGTTCTTAAAAGATTTTTTTGAAAGTTACAACAATCCAAGAAAACATTTTTCTCTTACAGAGTATATAACTCTCCAGCCGTTGGAGAAAGATGTGCCTATCAATCGTCTTTCCCAACAGACTGCAACGAAAGCGGTGAAAAAGGATGCTCCTTCCAAGCCAATAGTTGTGAAAAACAAAAACGGCTACACGCAATTGCAGCAGGATTGTTTTGACGCGCTAAAAAGCGTGGGCGTAAAGACTGTAAGAGAGAGAAAATACTTAGTGAATAGTATCTTTAATGATAACGATCCTGAGAATATACAAGAGTTTTTACAGTTAGCATTCAGGGGAAAATAATCATGAATAATTTAAAAGACATGAGAACATACTTAGTTGGCGCAATGGATAGAGTCGTGGATGGGGGAGTAGGGTGGAGGAACTCAATTACTCCCATGCTTTTGGAGTTGGGCGTAAAAGTTTTGAACCCATGTGATAAACCTATAGAGTCAGCCAAAGAAGGGCCAAATACGAGACAGGTTATCGACTATTACAAGCAAACTGGTCAGTTTAATAGAATTAGAGATGAGTATGGTCACATAAGAAACGCAGACCTAAGATGTGTGGACGTATCTGATTTTGTAATTGCTAACATAGATATTAATGTTCACATGTGTGGATCATACGAGGAAATATCTACAGCCAACAGGCAAAAGAAACCAGTTTTAGTGTGGTGCGAACAAGGGAAGATGTTAGCTCCTAATTGGCTTTTTTTTATGCTACCACATGAGCATATATTCAGTTCTATGGACAAGTTGATTGCTTATTTATACGATGTGTCTAAATGTGAAGATACTTCAAAGTTAAAAAGATGGTTTTTCTTTAATGCTTAAAGTTTGGGCAGGACAGACTTATTATTCGTAAAATATTTTTTTGAGGTATAAATGATAAATATAATATCGCCCATAAATCCGCTAGGATATGGTGTTGCTGGCTTGAACATCGTTAAAGAATTGAGCAAGATAACACAAGTCTCTTTGTTTCCTATGGGTCAAATTTCTGGACTTAACAATGCGCAAGATGCAGAAGTAGTAAAAAAATGCATTGCCAATAGTCGTATGCCAAGCTTTACAGATGCCTGTGTTAGAATTTGGCATCAAAATGATATGTCTCAATTTGTTGGAAACGGCAAAAGAATAGGCTTTCCTTTTTTTGAATTAGATAATTTTTCCGACATTGAAAAACATCATTTACAATTCCCAGATCAAATAATAGTATCTTCCAAGTGGGCAAAAGAAGTTGTGATGAATAGCTGCAATCTGACCAACGTTTCCGTTGTGCCTTTGGGTGTAGATTCATCTATTTTTACCCCACACGAAAACACAGAAGAAAAAACAATATTTTTTAATTGCGGTAAGTGGGAATATAGGAAAGGACATGATATAATTCCCCTATTATTTAATAACGCATTTACTGAGCAAGATAACGTAGAATTGTGGATGATGACACAAAATCCATTTTTGTCTAAAGAACAGTCAGACGCATGGTCGAAAATCTATAAAAAGAGTAAATTAGGCTCAAAGATTAAGCTTGTAGATCGTGTAAATACCCATAAAGAAGTGTATAATATTATGCGTAATGTTGACTGCGGATTGTTCCCGTCCAGAGCAGAGGGCTGGAACCTAGAGCTTCTAGAGATGATGTCATGCGGTAAGAATGTTATAGCTACAGATTATTCTGCTCATACTGAATTTTGTAATAATGACAATGCGCTATTAATCTCTGTAGACGAAAAAGAAACTGCAAAAGACAACATATGGTTTCATGGCGATGTTGGTCAGTGGGCTAAATTAGGCAGAAACCAGATGGATCAAGCCATTCAGCATATGAGAGATGTTCATAACAAAAAACAAAATGGGCATTTACAAGTAAATAAGTCAGGGATTGACACTGCTAGATACTTTAGTTGGCACAACACTGCGAAAGGTATACTAAAGAATGTTTAATTTTTTTACAAGTAACAAACAAGAAAAATTAGAAGAAGATGGAGATAAGGTTATTTCAGCTATTACATATTATACAGACAAAGATTTGAATGTAAGAATAGATATAACTATGGATGATTATGATGATTTGTCCGTCACCTCAATGGCTACACTGTTAACAGTTTTGGCTAGACCAGAAACAATAATCGAGACTTTTGACGTATTAAAACAAGGCGTAACTAGAGATGAGCGACCAGATGTTTTGGTAAAGATCGCACAAATAGTACAGAGCGCAGCGATAGAATTAACCAAAGACTCAAAAGTAAATGAACAGCCATGTGTTAAACCTTCTGAAATGCTATAGGAGGCTACTCATGTCTAACCCAAAAATAGGATGGCAAAAATACGAAGACTTTCTGGATAAACAAATAAATTCTCCAGCTATAGATAATATAATGCAAAGTATATCTTCTAAAGTTCAAGATGTTGAAACTGAAGAATACCAAGATGACTCAGCGTATAAAGATTCATCAGAATATACTGAAGATGAATCTGATTCACAATCCATGATGTTTCCAATGTCAGCGCAGTTTTTTCAAGACCTATCAATGTTGTCTACATATGATTGCTGGCTAGGACATACTAATTTTGATATAACTCCAATGATTAAGAATAAATTAGATAATATTGATGGAGTAGAAGTACTAAAAATTTGTAGCCGTTACAGGTTTTTTATCGGACTTGGCAGGATGTTTAAGTTCGCAGATGTAAGAACGAATGTTGAAGATGCTATTATACCTAAAGAGGAGAAAGAATGACAGATTTTTTGCCGTTTGGCCCAGTTATTGACAAGGATATGGAAAAAGCTTTGAATAATAAAGATATTATTAAAATTATGAATAAAGCAGCTTATAGATTTTCTAATCAAATTGATAGAGATGAACTATATAGCTGTCAGCTAAAAGCTCTATGGCAAGCACTTGTTAATTTTAAGCCCGATAAGGGTAGCAAATTTACTACTTATCTATATAATGGAGTTTTTATAGAGTGCTTAAAAGAGGTACAATTTCAAGATAAACATAAGAGGTTCTCGAAATGTATATTACATAATAATGTACAGACAAAACCTGATTTATCCAAGGAAATGGTGGACATATTTGACGAGCTAAGGAATGACGAAGAGAGAGAGCTAATTATGGACAAATACAGCAATATGAGCATTAAGGAAATATCCATGAAACACAATATTAACCGTGAAACAGTTAGAAAAAAGATAAAAAATATCATGGCAAGAATCAAAAAACAGCTCGAAGAAGTGTATTAATTTATAGGAAAGGACGAGGCAATTATAGGACTAAGGAGTGTTTGTATACAAAATGGAGATATTTAAATGGCTACAACTAATGCTCATGCATCCGTAACGGCTAAGGTTAATAATGGTGGTACTGTAGTAAATGCTGGAAATGTTGCTTCTAATAGCAGTATTACCAAAGTAATTGCAGTAAAAGACCTCCAAACTGGCACTGATTATGGCTCAAAAATCGTCGCTGACACATCTGGTGTAGACGCTGGCGTAACAACTGCTGACAGTGGTGGAACAGGCGGTCTGGCTTATTTTCCTAACGCACAAAAGGGTGAGAGAAATTTCATCGTTAGAGGCGCTGGAGACTCAGCCTCAAAGGTAAATAATGACGCAAATAGTGTCCTACAGGTAGGCTCAAGTAAGCCTAGCAATGGTCTTTATACTGGCACCAACTTCAACTTCAAGTCTAAAAATCTTGGAACAATGACGTTTGATGTCTTGGCTAGACCAGATGGTACTAAAGTCGATCCGGGTAAGACTCTTGACTTCTCTACTCAGGGGGCTGATGGGGATCTTGTAGTAATTACTGACGGATCTACAGCAGCAACATCTTCAGATGCTGGACGACCAAGCTTGTCAATTCCGGGTGAACTGACGTTCATGTTTGGCGCTGACGCACCTGAAAGGGCTAACTATAAAGCTAGAAATAGCAAAGAATCTTAATTCTATTATATTTAATCATAGCTACCCCTCCCAGTGGGGGGTAGCTTATATTTAGTTCACTATACATAATAGAAGAAAGGTTACATTGTGATTGATATCAACCCAGAAGTAGTAGCACTTGTATTTGGCGGGATAAGCGGAATTACTGGGCTTTGTACATTAGCGTGGAAGAAATTTTTAAAGCCAATCGTCAAACTTTGTAAAAATCAAGACTTTTTTGTTCAATCTGTTGAGGATATCAAAAAAGAATTGACTACAAATGGAGGCAGCAGTCTCAAAGATTCTATCATGTCTATGAAAGACAGTTGCGCCAGAATAGAGAACAGACAAAAGGTAATCATACAACGAACAAAAGCAGCATTGCATTATAGCAATGTAGCATTGTTTGAAACGGATGAAACGGGAAGATTGGTATGGAGCAACGCTAATCTGTGCGATCTAACCAAGGATATAGTAACTAGTTTAGAAGGTTATGATTGGATCAACTTGTTCATGGAGGATGAAAGAGAAGAGGTGCTTGCTGAATTTAAATCTTGTTTGCAGATGAACAGGAGATTCAGCAAAGTAACACATATGCAGAATAAAAAAATTGTCAGACTTTTAGGTTATCCTTATAGGATTTCTAACGAAGAGCATGGCGGTTTTTTAATTAGTATAACACAAGAAAATGAGGTATAAAATGGCAGACGAAAAAAATTCTCCAGCATTTAGTCTCAACGTAACAGACGTTGTAGAAATTACTAAAAATACAGCGCTTGTCGCATTAGCTGCTGGATTGACTTATCTAGGTGAAAATCTTGGAGATTTAGATCTTGGTAACGTTGGCGTTATGCTTGTTCCCGTTGCAGCTGTAGTTATTAATACTTTAGTTAAGTGGGCAAAAAATAACGTACCGGAGTAAAACATGTTTGAACAACCTAGAGACTTACTAAAAGCTTACAAGGATGGTTTTGTAGGCTCATGGTGTGACCCAGAAGACACAGATAAACTTTTAGGAGAACTGCCTCACCCTCTATTTGGTGTGGCTGCTTCTAATTTATATAGTAGCGGAGAAGGTAAGCTGGCCCTGCTCTATAAGTCTGTGCAAAAATTTGACCCAACATTTGGAGCGCATGAGAGGCAAACCACAGGAGATTGTGTATCGCACTCAACTAGAAACGCTGTTGATGTTACTCGATCTCATGAAATTATTAGGGGTCAGGCAGAAGAATTTGTAGCAAGAAGTGCCACTGAAGCTATCTATGGTTCAAGAGGTCATGGTGGTCAGGGAATGTCATGCTCTGTAGCTGCTAGATTTGTTCATCAAAATGGTGGTATACTATTAAGGAAAGATTATGGCTTTGTAGACCTTTCTACTTATGATAGTCGAGTTGGGACTAGATGGGGAAGCCGTGGAGGAGTTCCCGCAGAAGTAAAAGATGAAGGCAAAAAACATCAAGTCAAAACTATTAGTATGATTAAAACTGTTGAAGAAGCAAGAGATGCTATTGCCAATGGGTATGCTTTAAGTGTCTGTAGTAATTATGGATTTTCCTCAAAACGTAATAAAGATGGCATAGCGCGTAGATCTGGGTCTTGGAATCACGCGATGTCATGGGTGGCGATGGATGACAGTAGAGAAATTCATGACGAAACTTTGTTCTTAATACAAAATAGCTGGGGAGTTTTTAATGGCGGTCCAAAACGTCACGATCAACCAGACGGTAGTTTTTGGATTCGTGAAAAAGATGCCAGAGGCATGTTGTCACAAAACGGTGCATGGGTATTTAGCGATGTTGACGGATTTCCACCACGAAAAGTGGATTGGACTATAAACGAAATATTTTAAGGTAGGTAGTAATGTCTTTTACTGTACGTGTTGCAAGATCTCCTGAAGTCCCATTTACAAGCCGTAGGAATTTGTATAACGACGTTTACGAAGAGACTCCTGTAGACGACGAGTATCTTGAGATAACAATACCAGATAGAAGCCCCCACGTTGTAGTAGAAGAATATGGTAACTCAAGTTGTCCAGAGTATTATTATAGGTCAGTTGATCAGTTACACATGTTTTACCGTAACGGTCGAGTTGGAACGGTTATCAGCAACGGATTTGTAGGCAGAATTGGAGGGGAAGTCGAGCAAGCCCAACTTGCAAGTAATCGCTTGGAAACTGCCTCTTTAAAGAAAGTAGTAATAATATATGAGCAAGAGTGTCGTTTTGATACCAAAGCTTGGGAAGATGATGCAGACAAAAGAGAAAAAGAACTACTTACAGAAATAGGCGAAGGAAATGCCTGCCCAGCTCCTGAACCATGTCCTCAAGGATATGAAAGAGATATAATAGGAACAGATATTGTAGATCCAGTTAACAATGCTCTAGGTTATATATATTGTTCAGTATATTCTAGCGCGTGTTACCCGCTTCAAGAAGATGGTACGGATTGTACTGACTATACATTCACTCCCGTCACTAGTTGTACAGACCCAGATTATCCAATACAATACATTAGTGAACCTTCCCTTGAAAACGAATTAACATTTAATAAATATACGTATAAAGGGCTAACTTCTGAAGGCTGTCCTGTATATAGAGAGTGTTGCGAACCAGAAACCTGTCCAACTGGCTATGAAAAAATATTATATCCTAGTCACCGTAGTAACAGTCCCGGCTCATTGAACACCTTTGGCAATTTTGATCTTGAAGACCCATGCCCAAGATATATGTGCGTTCCGATAGATTCTGACCCTGTTACCCCTTGTAATAACACTCCTGCACCATGTCCTGACGCAAATCACACTAGAATTGTCACTGGTATTGATGAGGCTGGTTGTAAACTATATGGCATGTGTTGTGCAGATGATGGGTCTGGCAGTTGCGCCACTACAACCACTACGACTTCAACAACAACGACAAGCACCACTACTAGCACTACTACGACGGCTTGCCCAACTCCAGCGCCTTGTCCTAGTAATTTTTCTGCACAGGTAATTGGAGTAGATCCAGTAACTGGGTGTACTCAATTTGGAACTGGCTGTTGTGATACTACAGATTCTGGCTCAAATGTATCGTGGTGGGAATCATCCACTATTGAGTGTCCTGTTGGCAGCGGTCAATGGGTAGAAGTAGAAGACGATGGTGCTGGATGTCCCTCGTTTGACTGTAGTTCTGCTGCTACAACTACAACTACAACAACCTCAACAACTACTACTAGCACAACGACGACTACAACCGCTGCTCCGACCACAACAACGTGTTCACCGCCTTATGACTGTCCAGAAGGATATACTCCAGATGGAACTTTTTTCCAACAAGATGGATGTGATCAACACAACTGTATCCCAGTGACTACAACTTCAACTACAAGCACAACAACTAGCACTACCACAACAACAACTAGTACAACTACAACTTCCACTACAGCTTGTCCAACAGGGGCAGAATTTAATGCGGCAAACTGTACGGATTTATACGAAGTACTTAATCAAGATGGATTTACAAGTAATGGTTGTCCAAACTATGTGTGTTGTGATTATTCATACTTGCCTGATTTAGATTGTCTTTACGGCGTTGATTTTATTAAACCACCGATTAATGTTAATATTCCCAAACCTTGTGGTGAATACGTATGTAAAACCACGCAACCGCCAAATGGTTGTTCAGGCGAGCCAGCGCCATGTGGGGAAAATCAATACAGAGAAACTTCTATCGGACTGACGTTGGGGCCAGACGGACTAGCTATAGAGTGCGTTAATTATAGCGATTGTAAAGACAGGCCGTCAGCACCTGAACACAGACCTTGTAATGAAATAATACTAGGATCTATATCTGGGCCAAATCTAACTATGAACGGTAAGTCTGTGCAAAATTGCATATGTGCTTCTGGTACTTTCTATGATCCCGACAGGCAGATGTGCGCAACGACTTTACCTCCAGTGGTGTGTGACTCGCCTCCCGCTGTTCCACCCCCATGCTCAGACGGAACATTGCCCACTATAATAAAAGACATATATGGCTGTACAATTGGCTACACATCATGTGATTGTCCAGAGTTTAACGTTCCAGCACCTGAGTGTTCAGACGGCTCTTCGCCGGAAGGAACTTTCGACGACAACAACTGCCAAACAGGCTGGGGAGACTGTCCAGAAGAGCCAGAAGATTGTTGTCCTCCAAAAATACCTTGTGATAACGGTAACGAACCAGTGCCAATATATGCAATGAGCGTAAGGATGGAAGGCAATTCAACGGACTCTGATTGTTGCCCATCTGGAATTATTGGATGGGATTGTAACCCTGATCCTTGCGACACTTCTCTTCCTGATTATACTTTTTGTGGCTGTCCCGACAATGCAGATGACTGTGAGTGTATAATAGTTGAAGAAATGGACTGCTCTTCGTACTGCTCTCCGCTCAGTGTAGAAGAAGAATTTACAGACGCTTGTGACAATGTTACTGGCTGCCTTTGTAGTACAACAACAACGACCACTCTCCCTCCCCCTGACAATAGCTGTGAGGGCACTTGCGGCAGAACGTGCTTGTATGGAGCGCCGGAGCCGATACAGAATCCCGTTACACAGCCCGATGGTAGCCAAGCATTTGAGGATAGTAAAGATGAAGTAGGCAATATTTGTTGTGGATGTCCAGATTTTCAATGTCCTCCTGAACCACCTCCTCCCGACTGTTCTTTTGGTGGAGGAGATCCCATTTGGTTCACTGGACCCGATGGAACAATGTGTGTTAGTGGCTACGATTCCTGCAATACAACCACGGAAGCACCACCAACATGTCCACCGGGACCGGATGACCCACAATGCGAACTCGGTGGAGGAAGACCAATAACCTCGGAAACAGCTCCCGGCTTGTGGTGTCATACTGGTCATGAACCTTGTAATACCACACCACCACCAACAGACCCGCCGCCGCCAACCTGTCCTCCTGAACCAGACGCACCAGAATGTCCAGAAGGAACAAGCGCTATACCACTGAAAGACGGTGAAGAACGATCCGATGGTTTAGACTGCGTTGTGGGTTGGGGTCCATGCGAATGTCCAGAGTTTGACGTTCCAGCGCCTGAGTGTGCAGACGGCTCTTCGCCGGAAGGAACTGAGGACGAGAACGGCTGCCAAACAGGTTGGGGTGAGTGTCCTCCCCCTCCACCAGATTGCGATTGCGATGCTGACTCGTACCCGCCGTGTCCACCTAAGCATGGAAGAGGCATACAGATGGGTACTAAAACGGTTTTAATAGAGTCGCCGTTTGGCGGTTTGCCACAAACAGTGACATATGATATAGTAGTAAGAGACCTTTGTGGTAATACATGTCTGTCAGGGTGTACTACTTCTTCTACTACCTCAACTACCACTTGTGCGCCATTTAACGATCCAGAACCCGAATGCGCACCCTCCTCCAACGGAGATCTCGTTTTCGTTGAAGGGATATATGATGGCCTTGGATGCCAAACAGGTTGGGGTGAATGTCCATGTCCAGAATTTTCAGATCCAGCACCCGAGTGCGAAGATGGATCTTCACCAGATGGAATTTATGATGATGATGACTGCCAAACTGGTTGGGAAAAATGCCCCTGTCCAGAATTTGACGAGGAAGCACCCGAATGCGTAGATGAAGATGGTAATATTTCTTCTCCTGAACCAGAATCAGATGATAATGACTGTCAAATAGGCTGGGGAAAATGCCCCTGTCCAGAATTTGATGAACCAAAGCCCGAATGTCCAGACGACACTTCTCCATCTGGAGAATTCGATGAGGACGACTGCCAAACTGGTTGGGGTTCATGTGATTGTCCAGCGTTTAACGAGCCAGCACCCGAATGTGAAGATAAAGATGGTAATATTTCTTCGCCATCAGGAACTTTCGATGAGAACGACTGCCAAACTGGTTGGGATGAGTGTCCAGAAGATCCTGATCCACCGCCAGAAGATCCTGATCCAACACCAGAAGATCCTGATCCAACACCAGAAGATCCTGATCCAACACCAGAAGATCCTGATCCAACACCAGAAGATCCTGATCCAACACCAAACAATCCTCCGAGATATCCACCACGACCACCTTTACCTTCTGCACCACCGATACCACCGATACCACCTATGGGTCCATTTCCACCATTTCCTAATCCACCAAATCCAACGTTAGGACCACGACCACCAAGAACAACACCTGATATTCCCGGCCCACCTGAATGTCCAGACTTTACGATGGCATCACCCGTGTGCGACGATGGATTTCCTGTCGAGGCAATTTATGGTGCTGATGGCTGTCAAACAGGTTGGGATCAATGTCCTGACTTACCTGCACCACCAACAGCCCCGCCGCCGTCAACCACAGCAGCACCAACGCCCTGCACATGCGCAGGAGGAAATTCTATTAATTGTAACTGGTCTTGGGACACTTTTACTAACTATCCCAATCAATGCTGTGGTGATACTAGTGATTACTTAGATGAGATAACTGAAGATTTGTCAAAAGAGTTAGAATACCTTGAGACGAAGCATACATGTGAAACAATGCCAAGTTCTTTATGGGAAGATCTGTGTTTAGGCACTAGAACTATAAGTGACGTAGCTAATGAATGGCTTCAGCAACAGTGTACAGTTTCAGAGGTCATAGAGTGGTGGGTTTTCAGCGGTGCCGATGGAGACTGCGGTGACAGTACTTGTGCTTCGCTACGAGAGATTTGTGGGGACTCAATGCCTACCCATGAGGGCAGCGAAGGCGCTACGGTTCAAACCGTCGCTGACTGTCGGTGTCCCTCACCGCCGGAAGAAGAATGTACAGGCCAGTTTGCAGAAGGCTACGAAGAGAACTCTTATCCGTAAGGATGAAACTACAGTTCTGGCGAATAAATTTGGTTTTTTACAACAAATATGGTAATATAATAAGGACACTTCAACTGATGAAATAAAGGAGAAAACAATGCCAATCGTTAAAATGGAAAAACAAGCTTACGAAAACTTATGCAAACAAAGAAATTATACCGTAGAAGAAACTCTGCCCTGCGTAGTAAAATCAGATGAAAATGGCACAATTAAAGACCGGGAAGGTAAAGAGATAAAAGCAGAAGTATATTATTTAGATAATGAGCATAGTAAATTCCCAAATAGTCATGGTGCTGGTGCGGAGCTTAAGAAAATGTTTAGTCTAGTAGGCATTAAATCCACACCAACATGTTCTTGTAATCAACGCGCAGCGCAGATGGATAATAAAGGAATTAAATGGTGTCAAGATAATAAGGAAGAAATATTAACTTGGTTAGCAGAAGAAGCCACTAAGAGAAAACTACCGTTTGTCAAGTTTGGCGCAGATTGTGTTGTCAATCTAGCTATTAAAAAGGCAATGAAAGACCCTAGATCTCGACCATAAAGTAAAATAATATGAATACTAATAATATATCTAAGATCATTAAGTTTTTAACTAATGGTCAACAAGTTTCGTTTGTTGAAGGGGGCGGTCTACAAGGCATAGATATGCTAGAGTATGGTGAAACATATTTATTTATTAGTAAAGACACTTCTCTCCCGTATACTAACTGCGATGATGGAGAAATAGACTTTAGGTTCAACGCCTTTAAGCTAGACACTCCATCTAATCCAGAACAACTAAAAGTTCAGCAGGATGGTAAGTGCAAGCTGAATAGCCATACGGCAGAAGTCACTATGGTTTTTAATATTTCAGACCAAATAGATAATGGAACTACTGTAGAGTACAGCTTTGATAATTTTGCAACAGAAGATAATATTAAGACTGCTACTCATCTACAATCTAAAGTAGAGACGTTTCCTCTGTCTGATTTTCTAGATGATAACGAAAATAGCTTGGGCAAAACTCTAATAGATGGACAAAATGCCTTTGTATCTACTACTATATATTATAGAGACCCTAATTTAAGAACTAAGATATATACAGAGCGCATGGTAGTGCTAGTTGAGTGCGAAGCCTGCGATTTTTCATCAGTTACTAATCAGACAAACGGCTTATGTAACGAAGGTTACTTGGGAGTTTTTGATGCCGAGGGTTGTCTGCAAAACTGTTTGTCAGACCCTACCAACACGACGACTACAACTACATCGTCAGCCACAACAACGTGTCCCCCTGTGTTGTCAGGTGGTTGGTGTAGCTATGACTCCTTGAACCGTCGCATCATTTATTATGACCCCCCAAATCAAACATGTATAAAACACATATTTTGTATTGCCGGTTGCCCCACGGTGGATACTCCGATTCAAATGTCGGACGGTAGTGAAAAACTCGCTGGTGAATTAGTTGTGGGTGATAAATTATTAACACAACATGAAATAACTATGGAGTCTGGTGAGCATGAAATAACATACGTTGGAATTAAGTTATCTGAAACTCTCAAACTATCTTTTGAGGATGGGGGTACTTTCACATGCTCTCCTAGTCATCAGTTCTATCATAAAAATCAATGGGTTTCAGCGTATGACTTAGTGGTTGACGAAGTGTTACAAGGGCGCACAATATCTAAAATAGAAGACAACGGCGTACAAGATGTTGTTATTATCCAAGTAGATGATGCTCATACTTATGTGGCAGATGAATTCCTCAGTCACAATAAATCGGTTCTAGCTACTTCCCAACCAACAAATCCTCCTCCTATAACATCTGCCGCACCAACAACAACCACGACCCGAGCGCCATGCGATCCACCAGTTCTTGAACCTGCGTGTCCTGATCTTGCTGGTAAAATACATGTAGGCTGGACTAGATACGGCACTTGTCCAGACGATTGTCCAGTAGATGATCAATGTAGATATGAAGACATTCCAGATGTTCCTTGTTCTTGTGATGCATTAGAGTCATCGGATCTTATGAAGCAACTTCCAGTTGCTGGCTGTACAAAACTTATAGAAGAAACTACTAGTATACAATGTTATAATGAAGACGGTTCAAAAGGAACCGTGCTACAATGTCCCACTTATAGAATTGTAGCAGTAGACGAACCGAGGTATGGGTGTGAAACAAATAATAATGTAAGTGATCCTCAAGGAAGATGTCCCGAGGGATACAATATGCATTATAATGGCTACGGTTTTTCCTGCGTCAAACCCGAGCCTTTAACAAATCAAGAAGTTGAAGAGTGGAAACAGAAGTATAGCGATCATTATGAGTTTTTAATTGATCTATTAGAGCCAGAAGGTACATTTGAAACTCATCCAGAGTTATTTTATAATGATAATCCAAATTGGCCCCTAGATAATCCAGCTTTCATCATGATGCCGTGTATGGAATACGGCGATAATTTTTATGGTGGATGCGATATTGGAGTCTTTGGTGATGGTCAAAGCGTATGGGAACAAATGATATCACAAGATTTCAGAAATCATTCTTTTCCTTCGCCATGTAAACAAAGTTGCGGATGCGATCCTACTAGAGCTTACTACTTTCAAAACGACCCAGCGATGTTTGCAGATCAGTGTTTAGATAGCGATGGATCACCCAACGGAGAGTGTGTAGGAGAGATTGTAACTAGCGTAGAGGCTGGCGAATACAAACTATTTGAGAGAACTCCGACGATACACAGTGGCTATATATTTTCCAATGCTAGTCTGTGCAATATACCAGTAGCTAAATACGATGTTACCGACGTTAAGCAAGTAGAATCAATAAACGTCTTTTGGAGTCATCCTTTCCCCAAAAATGATGGGGTAACACCAGTATGCGCAGAAACCTTGGAGTAAAAAATGGCATCACAATATAGTAAAATACAAGTCCGAAGAGGAACTAACGATGAGCTAAGATCTAGCACGTTAGTGTTAGCCAGCGGAGAACCAGCTCTTGCGCTTGATACCAACACCCTCAAGACAGGCGACGGGTCTAGCACATGGGCTAGTTTGCCAGTAACTAACAGTCACTCCGATATTCCCACCTCTGGTACAGCCCAAGGTGAAAAAGGTCAAACCGCCGTAGATAGCAACTATTTATATGTTTGTTATGATACTAATCAATGGAAAAAGATTAGTTTATCGGCATTTTAATTACAGTTCAGTGTATTATATGTTGACACACTGTACACAATACATAAGGGTAAAATACTATGCCAGATTATACTAACACAAGAATTCAGATAAGAAGAGGAACAGGAGATTCATTCAGTAGCGCCAATCCAATTCTAGCCAGTGGTGAACCAGCATTTGCTGTTGATACCAACGTCTTAAAAATTGGAGATGGTGACAGGGCTTGGTCAGCATTGCCTACAATCAACAGTTCGGTTGAGCAAAAAGTAGGTGGTACACAAACGTTGGGAGACGGTGTGTCTACGTCAGATGCCGCATTTCTGCCAACTGCTAATCTAGACCTAATTAAAGTATCTACATTAAACGCAAACTTTACCATACACGGGGTAGATGATGACTACGCAATTAAGCAATTTGTTTTGATAAATGATGTAACTTCTGGAGACAGAAACATCACAATCAAAAGTCAAAGTACAACAGCTGTTGCAGCTAACAGAATTTATTGTATCCCAAGATCTGACATACTTTTAAAGTACGGTCAAGCAGCGTCGTTTACTTACGATGCAACTCTAGATAAATGGTTAGCATATAAAGTAACCGCAAACAATATTCTCGCATTAAGCAGCTCAGAATATACAGCTTTAGCAGACAAAGATCCCAACACAATATACGTAGTAACCTAATTAAAAGAGCAAAATAATATGGCTAATATATATCTTGGCGAACAAACCGTAACGCTGTACTCTGGCGCAGAGCCTGACACCCCAGTGGCGCAAGTTTATTCTGAAAACGAGCTAATATATAACCCTCAAGACCTTCCAGCGAGTGGTTATGCAAGCCTCGTACTTTTACCCTTTAATAATAATTTCGAGGATGTTTCCAGCGCTGATCTGGATTTTACATCTTCTAATATTAATCTAGATGGAACTAATAAGAAGTTTGGTCTAGCTTCATTAAAAAATACTTCAGGGGGAAGAATCTATAACGACGATACTAATTCCGACAATGCTCTAACAGCTATTGGTACAAACAATTTTACACTGGAATTCTTTGTTTACTTTACTGCAAATGTTAGCAGCGCTGTTTTGTTAGAACAAAGTCATGAGAATTCCTATGGAAATTATAAAGTAGAGATGATTGATAACAAAATTAAATTTAGCTATACCTATTTACATAAAGATTTCGGCACTGTAAGTACGCGCAGTCTAACCAGCGATGCTGTGGGCCTTAGCGGATGGCATCATGTAGCTATCGTCAGACAGAGTGGCTCAGGGTATACTAACAGTAAATTTTATATGTACATTGATGGCGTAAAAAAGACAACGACCACACAGTCAGAAAATTCTGATCAAGTAATAGAATTTTTAAACGGTGGAAAACTAACAATTGGCTCTGACAAAGATGGAAACAATGCTTTTAGTGGTCAGATAGATCATTTTCACATTAGAAATTTGGCTGTATACAAAAGAGGCTTGAATTTTACCCCACCCGCAACGCCAAGTCAAGACTTTGAAAGTGTGACCTTTACTACTTACCCAATGATTAGCACTACATCTGCGCCCTAATACAACATTATTTTTATAAAAGGAGATTAATATGCCAACTGATGTCGCTCAAAACGCACACGCTTCAACCACAACTCTTAGGAACGGAACTGTCACAGTAAGCTGTTTTCCTACTGGAACTTCGTTTACAATTGATACCAGCACCGATCCTAGTTTTGTTGAGTTTGATACGAGTTTAACACCAACAGAACTAGAAACTCTCTACACTGCAAAATTCGATGATATTTCTTATTACAACGCTGTGGATGGAGGCAGTCCATGAAAAGATTTTTGGAATTATGCTTTATTAGTTTAATTTCTGTCATAGGAACATTGCACTTTGTAAATAACCCTCCGTCTATAATTGATGGAGGAACACCTCTTAGTTTTAGCAGCGAACCTTCAGAAGTAGAGTTATGGAAGCAAGAAGTCAAGAAGTCCTTTGACGAGTCAGAGAAAGAAGTATTTGGAGTAAAACCAACTCCAGATATAGTCGGTCCACATCCAGATCCAGATAAATGCATTTGCAAAGGCTCTGGAGTTATAGTCCACGGAGACGGTCACAAAACTGTGTGTCCATATCACGGGAAAAAGGATGATACTATTGTCGTTCAACCATTAAAAATTTTGGAGGAATAATGGATACAGAAGTTTTATTAAGGCTAATAGCCATTGCGGTTGCCGCAAGTTTATTGTTTGTCAATTTTGATGTTAAGCCCTACGTGACTTACGTAAAAAATTTATTCAAAAGAAAACCTAGCCCTGAAGTTCAAGCGCAGGCCGCTTCATTCATTGAAGTAGTTGAAACTTGGCACACGCTCAGAAACCAATGTGAATCGTTAGAGCTTAAATCTGCCGTCGAAAAAATTGACGAGGTATTTCCGTTGTTAAATACGGAGGAATAATAATGTATAAAAAAGTAATAGCACTCGTCTTGCTTGCTTATTCTGTATTTGGCCTCAATGTAGATTTATCTAACATAGATATTAGGCCGTTTATTCCAACGCCAAGTATACTAAACATAGAAAAGCCTAGCGATCCAATCTTGTCAATATCCAAAAACATTTCTGCTCTAGTAACAGATCAAGATGATAGAGAAAAATTAGCTATTTTTAATTATGAATTCTCTAAAAGAATTTTAGGATATAATACTGACTGTCAGCAAGTAAATGATGTGTATGTAATAGCAGGGAAGTTGTTTTTTAAATCAACACTTGCTGATAAGTACGACGGACTTGCGGAGAGCATATCTGATATTCTCAGATCAGTCATAGGAGATGATAATCATCAACTAAGCAAGTCAGAGCGCAAAGCTTTACACGCATACTTTGAAGGAGTGTCTTGGGCGTTAATTCAGAAAGGTTAGTAATATGTCTCCTAAAGAAGCAAAAGAATTAATATCAAGCTTATTTACAGAAGAAGGAGCTGAAATAAACGGAATTAAAATAGCAGCAGAGTCTCCTTTAAAGTTTGAAGTAATTAAGAATGAAGATGAATCAATAACAATAAATTTTGTTGATAACAAACCCAAGGCGTCTATAAAAAGAATTTTTACAATCTCAGCCACAGTCGTCAGTATCACTCTTAAAGATGAGCATGGTTTTTTTGAACTTAAAAATTTCCCATCTATACCATTTCCATATGATGGATTTTTTAGCTCAAGCGCAGACGGCGCAAACGTCTCTAGTATACAGCAAATCATAGACACAAAATATTGTGGGGAAAAGAAAAAAATTGCAAACTTATGTTTGTTTTATGCTGACGAATGGGCTAAAATATCTAGTCAGGCAACATGCTTTAAAACCGCCACAGCAAAAGATAAAAGAAAATTGAAGAAGCAGTGTGTTGACTTTGTAACGCATAATGTTAAAAAAGAAATGCAAAAAGAGTATGGTTCTGTTATACTGACATACCTATTGGTATTCATTATAATCCCTACTGTGTGCAAGTTTATTGTTTACAAGTTGCTTGAAAAATATTTTGATTAGTTTTATATAATTTAATTTACTTAAAAGAACATGAGGATCGTAGATGTCAATTAAATCCTTGATGAATTATACGTTCGTTTCTAAATACGCAAGGTGGGATGAAAGCAAAGAAAGAAGAGAGACATGGGGTGAATCAGTTGATCGAGTAAGACAGATGATGATTGACAAATATGCTGACCCATCCGATCCTAATGTTATAACTGATAGCGAAGAACACATCGACATTGTTAAATCAATTGATCAAGCTTACAGTGATATGAAGAAGAAAAAGCTTCTTGGTTCACAAAGAGCTTTACAGTTTGGTGGCTCTCCTATATTCAAACATAATGCTAGAATATATAATTGTATTGCATCATATATTGATAGAACAAGATTTTTCCAAGAGTGCATGTATCTGCTATTATGTGGGTGTGGAACTGGATTTTCTGTACAAAAACATCATATCGCTAAACTTCCTAACTTAATTAAAGGAAAGAATGGTCAAAAGAAATTTATCATTAAAGATTCTATTGAGGGATGGTCAGACGCAGTGGGCGTTCTTGTCTCTAGTTATTTTAAGGGAGATAATCTTTTCCCTGAATATAATGGTAAAACAATTGTTTTCGACTACTCAGAAATACGTCCAGCAGGCTCTCATTTAAAGTCTAGCGGAGGGAAGGCTCCCGGCCCAGATCCTTTAAGAAATGCCCTCACAAGCATCAAGAAGACCCTTGATGGAGCTATTAAAAATGGACAGAAGAAACTTAGACCTATTGAAGCATATGATATAGTGATGTATGCGGCTGACGCTGTAATTAGTGGTGGTGTTCGTCGTAGCGCTACAATTTGCTTGTTTTCTGCTGACGACGAAGAAATGGCGAAAGCCAAAACTGGATCATGGTTTACTGACAACCCACAGCGCGGACGTTCCAACAATTCTGCATTGCTTTTGCGAAACGAGACAACTAAAGAACAGTTTTCTGAACTAATGCAATCCGTAAAAGAGTTTGGAGAGCCGGGATTTGTCTGGTCTGATTCTACAGAGCTGATTGTGAATCCATGCGTGGAAATTGGCATGTGGCCTGTAGACGAAAAGACAGGTAAAACTGGGTGGCAGGCTTGTAATCTATCGACTATTAACTGCTCCAAAGTAACAACCAAAAAAGAATTTTACGAAGCATGTGCTTCCGCTGCAATTATTGGAACACTACAAGCTGGATTTGCTAGCTTTCCATATCTCGGAGAGGTTTCAGAAAGAATTATAAGCCGCGAAGCTTTGTTAGGAGTGTCGATGACGGGCGTTATGGAGCAACATGAAATCTGTCTTGATCCAGAAGTGCAAAAGAAGGGCGCAGAAATAGTTAAAGAAACAAATAAAAAAATGGCAAAATTAATTGGTGTCAATCAAGCTGCAAGAACTACATGTGTCAAGCCCGAAGGAACGTCTAGTTGCATTCTTGGAACGTCATCTGGCATACATCCCCATCACGCCAAGAGATACATCCGTAGAGTCCAAGCAAATAAAATGGAGCCTATCTACCAACACTTCAGAAGTATTAATCCTAGAGCCTGTGAAGAGTCCGTATGGTCTAACAATGACTCGGATGACGTAGTAGCATTTTGTGTGGAGGTTCCTGACGGTGCGAAGATTAAAAATCAAGTTGGAGCAATTGACTTGCTTGAATATGTCAGGAGTACGCAGCGTAACTGGGTTGTCAGCGGTACAAATCCTAAGCAATGTACTCAACCTTGGTTAACACATAATGTATCTAATACTATCAATGTTAAACCAGACGAATGGCAAGAAGTTACAAGTTTTATTTATAAAAATCGTAAGTATTTCTGTGGTGTTTCTTTATTACCAATCGCTGGAGATAAAGACTACGCACAAGCTCCATTCACAACGGTGTATTTACCTAGCGAGCAGATACAGCACTACGGAGACGCTGCGATGTTTGTTAGTGGACTGATAGAAGTTGGACTTTCTCTGTATGAAGATAATCTTTGGTCTGCCTGCGATAGCCTGCTAGGTGTTGGTCAAAAACATAAAGATAAAGATAAAAAGTCTTATCAAAATAAATGTCAACAGTTTGCTGACAGATACATGAACGGAGATCTAAAACAACTTACATATTGCATGAAAGATGTCTACAACTGGAAAGAATGGCTAGATATTAAACGTGAGTACAAAGATATAGACTACACAGTGGTGATAGAAAAAGAAAATAATGTTAATCCAGTTCAAGAAGTAGCTTGCGCTGGCGGGAAGTGTGATATAATTTAAGAATAACTATAATTAAAAGAGGGAACTATGATCTGGACTGTAAATGTTAATTTACTTAACAACAACGCTACTAAGCCAACAAAAGCACATACAGACGATGCAGGATGGGATTTGTACTCTTCTGTTGATATAAACATTAAACCAAAACAAAGAGATGTAATAAACACCGGCATCTCTTTAGAAATGCCAAATCATTTTGCTGGACTTATCTGGCCCCGATCTGGCATGGCAGTTAAACATGGTGCAGACGTACTAGCTGGAGTTGTAGACTCTGGCTACAGAGGAGAGGTCATGGTTTGCTTGTATAACACTGGAGACAAGATATTGCAAGTAAAGCGTGGGGATAGAATCGCACAGATTATATTCCAAGAGGTTCCCGAAGTGGGTATCACCGTAATAGACTCACTAGGCTCCTCGCAACGAGGGAGTAATGGTTTTGGCAGCACAGGCACATAACAATCGAAAAAAGCGTAAAGAAAAAAAAGAATGTAAACCAAACGTACTGGAGGCTAAAACTCAAAATCAAAAAAATTATATCAGATCTATTGTAGAAAATGATGTGGTTTTTTGCACAGGTCCATCTGGTAGCGGTAAATCTTTTATTGCTGCGGGGTTGGCGGCGCAAAAATTATTAAAAGACGATATTGATACAATTATTGTCACAAGACCTTTAGTGTGTACAGGTAGAGATCTTGGGTCTTTGCCGGGAGAATTAAACGATAAGATAAAGCCGTACCTACAACCTATGGAAGAAAATTTACGTTATTTTTTAGGTCGTGATAGGTTTGGTATGTATTTCAACCAACGCAGAATCAGGTTTGAACCCTTAGAAACAATGCGCGGGTCTACGTTTCACGACTCATATATGATATTAGATGAAGCTCAGAACTGCACGTTGGAACAAATAAAAATGTTTGTTACAAGAATGGGAAAACATTCTAAGGTATTAATTAACGGCGACAATAAACAGACAGATATTGACAGAAATAGTGGGTTAGATTTTTGTATAGAAAGATTAAATGAAGTACAGGGTGTCGGAATCTGTAAATTAGAGTATCATGATATACAGAGAAATGGAATAATTGGAGCAGTGCTTTACGCGCTGGAAGAATAATGCTATATGATTATCAATGTACAACATGTAACCATGTAATGGAAGATGTGCAGCAATCTATTAAAGATGATGCGTTAACTAAATGTCCAGAGTGTAACGAAGAATCTTTAGAGCGAGTGATAACTGGAGGTCTGTACGGACATGTTTATCAAGAACCAACCACTATTGGTCAACAATGTGATAAAAATTGGAAGAACAAGGGCCATTATGAGAGATCTAACGCTATGCAAAAACAAGACGACAAAGCGAGAGAGCAGAGAGAGTCAAGGAGAATGATTAACAGAATGAATAAAGAACATCAACACCATTATATAATGACAGGACAAAAAAGAGGTTAATATGAAATATAATAGAAATGGCGAAGAGTATTCAGACGAAGACATATTAATTTTTGCTGAAAAACTAGAAGGATCTCGACAAACTGTTTTTAGTGTTTTAACGCACAACAATAACTTATACGATCCTTTAGGCGCAGATAGTAATAGAGAATCAAACTTAATTCTGTCGCTTAGAAATACAAATGAAGATACGTTCAAATCTTATATAAAGTATTTGAAAACGAATAGTAGGATTTATATAACTAAGGCACAGAGGAGTTTTTTAAATGGCTAAAAAGGGACCGCTTGGAAAAGCAGAGGTGTACTATATTGAACACCACAGAGACGAACACGATGTTGATACACTTGCCAAGGACTTAGATAGAACAAAGTCTTCTATTACTAAGTATTTAAAAGATCATCCATCTACAGTAAAAAGTATGTTGGACCAAAGTATTACACGACATAAAGGCGGCGCAGTCATGACGGAAAGTGCCTCCTCCATATCTGACGCAGTTGCTCAAAAAGGAACTCCTTTGACCGATTCTTGCACAACTACAATAAAGAAATGACATATATATTTGAAGAAGAAGGCTGGAAGATATATTACAAGAATAATCCAAAACATAGAAAAACAATATGGATTTATGTAAAATTTTCTAATGGCTCAACAGTGTTTTTAAAAGACATTAAAGAGTGGTTGACTATTCAAGATTATTGCCGCAAAAAAAATCTTAATGTCTACAGTGTTGGCTTGCAGTATAAGTCTCATAGAGAGACTATTGATTGCTCGCAGTCGGATGGCGCTTACGTAGTTACATCTATACGTGGTCAATATGGAGGTGAGTCCAAACAGTGTTTTACAATTGGAAAGATACAAGGGGGCATGGTGCTAAAAGAGTTATGGTCTACCCCCGAATTGACGAGAGAAGACCACTATGAAGATAGTGTTGACACTTGCTTTAGAGAGGCTTTAGTGTATAATGAAAAAGCAAAAGGCAAAACTGTTTAATAAAGAGTACCAAAAACAGTGGTCTGAGGAATATAGATACAAGCACATCCACACTGGAGAGCATTGCACTTTTGAATCTTACATTGCTGAATACTTGATATTGAGATGGACAGACGCTTTCAAAATGGACAAACCGTCTTATAAATTTTGGACCAAGGGAGACAAGTATCATGATGTATTCATGAGAAATATGAAAGCCGCTAGACAATTACGAAAAAAGTTTGACCCAGCGATCATACTATCCGCTGTAAAATCAGAACATTTTGAAAAAATATATCACATTGGACTCAAAGCTCACAGTCCAGCAGGATGGAAATATAATCCTGTTGCAATAGAGGCCATAAAGAGGTATCATAAAGAACGCGAAGACTCTTTAAAGCTATCTCAAGAGTCTAATAAAGAAGTTGCGATTGAAGAAATAGAGTCAAAGACGTTGAAACATAGAAATAAACAGTACGCAAACAAGAAAAGTTCAATCAACAAATTGAGGAAACTATGAGTAAAGTAAAGAAAAAGAAAACATCTAACAAATTTGACACGGATGTTGTTAGCAATAGCGTAGTAGGTAAGTATGGAGATGTTGTTAGCACTGGAACTGAAGTGTTGGCAACTATAAACGACCTAGAAGTTGTTGGCATCTCTCCCGCACTTGACATAGCGCTTGGTGGTGGATTGCGTGAGGGGTCTGTAGTGGTTATGACAGGAGATCCAAAGTCTGGAAAAACAACCACAGCACTACATTTTGCAGCAAAGTGTCAAGCTAAAGGTAAGCGCGTTATTTATCTTAACACCGAGGGTAGATTGTCTAAGCAAAACTTTGATGGCATTAAAGGTCTTGACCCAGATGGAATTCTTATTGTTCAGTCTACAGATGACAAAATTTTATCAGCAGAAGACTTTTTAAACATTGTAGAATATTATATTAATAACGATCCCGGTTGTTTAATAATTACAGACTCACTATCTAATATGGTTCCACAAGTAGAACTAGACGGTGAAGTTAGAACGGGTGTGCGAAACGCTTTACCTCGATTGCTTTCTATGTTTTTTAAACGAATTAGTGGCACACTGATGAAGAACAAAACAATTCTTGTTTGCATAACGCACAACATCGCAAACACTGGCGGCTCCCCATACTCTCCATCTAAAATGGCAGACTGCGGCAATATGCTACAGTATCAAGCTGGAACTAATATGGTTATCACTCATCGTGGTCGCTGGCAAGTTCCGAAGGATACTGGCCCTCACGTTGGTCAAATTGCAAATTGGAATATTAAAACCTCTTGCGCTGGAGGTACTCCAAATAGCACGGCAGAGAGCTGGATTCGTTATGGAATTGGCCTAGATGAGACTCAGGAGGTCGTGCAGATAGCCTGTGAGTTCAGACTCATAAAGACTGCTGGCGCTTGGTATACTATCCAGTGCGCTATTGACAACGTAGACAATAAAATCGTACAAAAATTACTAAAAGATAATAACGTGGGAGAAAAACCAGAAGACATAGAGAGATTTTTTAAATTTCAAGGCTCTAATAACACCCTAGAATTTCTAAATAATAATCCAGATCTTTCATCTTTTATATACGAGCAGATCAGGGAGCTGTTTTAATGGCAAAAATTGATTTGAATAAAACGGAAGCTTGGAGAATACTCGACGCGATGCGTGGGTATAAGAGAGATTATGAACTTACTGATGCGGCATTAAGAACTATTAAAACTTTAGAAAAAAAATTAAAAATAATAGTAAACTCATGAGTATAATCAACATTGTAGAAATTTCCTGCGGAGTATTAGTTGCCAAGCTAATAATAGGAGTAATAAATGAAGGCTATTGGTATAAATGGCAGAGAGTACGTGTGGAACTTAAACGGCTACAACGTTCTAGCAAACGACACAAGAAAAAGATCAAAGTACCACATGAGAGCGCGGAGTCTCCTGAGAGAGATATTCCACTCTTACCGGATACTGGAAGAGGTGAAGCTACCGGGAAGTACGGCGTCACACAGAAAAGGTGTGCTTTTCCTAGATTTTTTAATCCCCCAAATTAAATTAGGCATAGAGGTGCATGGTCAACAACACTACGAGTATACGCCATTCTTTCATAAAAACAAAGCAGACTTTGCTATTGCAAAAGCCAAAGACGAAGATAAAATAGAATGGTGTGAATTAAACAAGGTTGATTTAATAGTACTAAAGTATTCAGATACGGATGAACAATGGAGAGAGCAAATTGAAAACGGCGAGTGAGCAGTTGGCTGACTTGAAAGCTATGGTTGACGACTTTTTAAATGCTAGCCATGCTAGGTTTAACAAAAGGTTCAGAGAGGATTGGCATAGATGTGCTAATGCTGACAGAGATACCATAAATACGCTCACTAAAGACGAGCTATTTGCTTGGGCTTATGAATTGTATAGCTTCTCAACACATCTGCAAGATGAACTAAATATGCAGAAGATTGCGCTAAATTGGTGTAACGATAAGCTAAATAAAATGGTTGCAAAAAATCACGACCAGTTTAGTAAGTATACCAAGTACGAGGAGCGTAGACCACTTATAATTGTAAATGATGAATATGCAGCAACCGTAGATCATTACCGTGAGATTGCAGAGTCAAGAGTTCAAGCATTAGATGGAAAGATATATGAATTAAAAAGGAAGGCAGATATATTAATGGAGAAAGGCAAAAGATCATGAGAGAAAGGTTTCCAGCAGTATTTGACAGAATTAATTTTATAAAAGAAATAGGACCATACCGAACTATAGATCAAAAAATAGAGAAACATATTGATAAATATAATCGCATGTCAGCAGAAGAAAAGAAGACAAAGAAACAACGACTTATAGATAGTTATATCCAATTTAGAAAAAACGGAGGCAAAAACAAATGAGTATGGATGATTTTATGAGGTCTCTGTCCGACCAACAGAAAGCAATGTTCTTAGCAGCATTGCAGGACAGTGGTACGCCCCCAAACGAAGAAGACATAGATATTAATCCCAAGTGGACTACGACGATGCCTCCACACATTAAGAAGGAATTTGAGAACGAAGATACTACTACTTCTGTC